TGTCAATCCCGAGTTCTTGACGAATGTGCCTCGCAATAGCACAATCGTTCGTATCGTCTCTAATGCTCGAGATCGAAAGAATAGCTCACCTATCGTTTGCTACCCGTTCACGCCTCCGTACTTTAGCCTTCCAGCTAAGGCTGGTGAGCATGTTTGGGTGATGTTCGAGAACGCTGGTGTGTCTACTCGTCTGGGATATTGGCTGTGGAGAATCTCTGAGCCTGATCACGTTGACGATCTCAACTACACGCACTCAGACAGAAAGTTCGACAAGTCTGGTAATTTGTCAACGAGCGAGAAGGCTGCCGGCGGGACAGACGCAACGCCAGGATTTCCCAATGGTGGCGGGACGGCAGCATCTCGAACACTTTACGGTGCCGACGACTATGAGAAGATCGTCGACGAGTCGGCTTCGCATAAGTCTTTCACTCCCGAAGCAGTTCCACGGTATACAAAGCGTCCCGGCGACACAGTTCTTCAGGGCTCAAACAATGCGCTCATTGTTCTTGGTGAGGACAGAACAGCTGGTGCCACGAAGACAGACGATGAACAGAAAACGGCAGCTGGCGCAATCGATATGGTCGCCGGCCGCGGACGATTCGCTCCAGGGGCCGGAGAAGACCCTGAGCTAACAGCTGCTCGTGTTATCGAGAATTCTCGAGGCAATCTGGAGACTGATAAGAATCCAGCTGCGTCTGGTGCCGAAGAGAGTTCTACTGAGGGTGATCCTGACTTCATCAACGATGCTTCTCGTGTTCTCGTGAGCATGAAAACTGATGGAGATGCGAACTTTGGACTTGAAGGGAATTATCCAGACGCCTTCAAGGCCAAGGCAGATGCAAAGTCTGGTGTCCCGTTCGTCATTGTCAAGTCTGATGAGATTCGCATCATCGCGAGAAAGGACGAAGCCAATGATATCAATGGCAGCGTTCGAATCATCAAGGAAGGCAAGAACGGCGAAGATTTAGCAGCCTTCTTGATGCTTCCAGACGGGACAGTTCAAATCGACGGAAGTGTAATTTACATTGGTCGACCTGGCGGGTCGGGTCCTGGAGAATCGGGCTCAGAGCCTTACATCAAGTTCAGTGAGTACAAGTCCCAAATGGAAGAGTTCATCGGAATCGTGAACTCTTTGATGGCAGTATTCACAGCAACATTCCCAATTCCAGATCCACCCACGACGGGTGGTCCAAGCCCATCTTTGACAGCGGCACTTGCCAACGACGGCGGTGTCGCATCAACAATCAAAGATCTCGCAGTGCTGAAGGCTAAGCTCGACAACGCTGCATCAACTCGAATTTTCGGAGAATGACATGGGAACGCTTAACAAGGAAGCCCTTCAAGCTGACATCTACAGCGCCTTCGAGAGCATGATCAGCGGTGATCTTCCCGAAGAAGCGCGATCAGATGCAGAAGCCACAATGCAAAAGCTTTCTGAGAAGCTTTCAACAGCCATTAGTTCGTTTGTCAAGACGGGCACGGTGTCAACAACTATCGATGCTGTGACGACTGACGGAGCAACTGTTGAAGGCAAGGGCACAGGCAGTATCTCCTGAGATCAAGCTTTGGGATACTTACCGATGACCGCAAGGAGTCTGAGTGCCCGTTAGCTTCAAAAGTGTAGGCGAACTCTCTACTGACAGAAAGTTCCAGACGACACCCAATGAGATTCCTGTCGGGATCAAGACACCCCTGTCCCTGGGCCAAAAGTCTGACGGCGTTTTCACAATGCACTTTAGTCTTGCTAATCAGATCCAGGATAATTTCCGGAACTTGCTACTGACAAATCATGGAGAGCGGCTGGGATTCCATGACTTCGGTGCAAATCTCAGAGAGCTCACACTGGAGCTCGCTGCAGAGCAATTTGAAGCCGAGGCTATGCGACGTATCAAGGCTGCCACAGCCAAGTACATGCCTTATCTAGATCTACAAACATTTGAGTACACTGTCGATACCAGTCAAAATCAGAATACGGACAAGATGCTAATCAAAATAGTTTACAATATCCCGAGACTGAATGTCTCGAACAAGGGCATCGAGCTCTCGTTCTTCATCGGCGGCTAAGGAGAATCTGTGGGACTTGACGTCAAGAAGAAGATCCGTCCAGTACGGAATCGTTCATATCTCAACAAGGACTTTGATTCCTTGCGTGCTGAGCTTGTTCGATATGCTAAGGTCTACTTCCCTAATCGAATTAAGGACTTCTCCGAAGCATCACTTGGTGGGCTTCTCTTAGACATGGCAGCATTTGTCGGAGATACGAATGCTTTCTACCTCGATCATCAGTTCAATGAGTTGAATGTCGAGACTGCCATTGAGACAAAGAATGTCGAGAGGCATATTCGAGCAGCAGGAGTCGAAATTACGGGAGCAGCTCCAGCTGTCGTTGAAGTAGAGTTCTTCATTGAGGTGCCCGCCGAGACAACTGCAACTGACAGTATCCAGCCGCAAGAGTCAGCGCTCCTTGTCGTGCAAGAGGGGACTGTTGTCAAGGCTAATAATGGAGTGTCCTTTGAGCTCACAGAAGAGCTTGATTTTGCATCAGTAGATTCGCAAGGCGCGCTTGAAGCAACAACCGTAATTGCTGCAACCGACTCTGACGGAAATCCGACATCCTACATTCTCAGTCTCGTTGGTGCGTGTATCTCGGGTGCTGTTACTACACAGACGTTCCGGATTCCAGACGCGTTCGTTCCATTCAGGAAGATTACACTTGCGCAGGAAGACGTAACTGAGATTGTAAGTGTCACTGACTCCTTGGGTAACGACTATCATGAAGTCACATCACTCACGCAGGACACTGTCTTCAAGGGGATTCTGAACAGGGACGATGACAACGAGTTGGTCAAGGAGAACATGGAACTCCTCCCAGCACCATACCGCCACACTCGCGACACAAGTTTCCAAACGGGCTTGACGTCACTTCAATTTGGAGGAGGTCGCGCAGCAACCCTGGATGACGACATCATTCCAGATCCCAGCGAGCTGGCCCTTCCACTCTACGGAAAGCGAACTTTCTCTAGATTTTCCATCGATCCGGGTAGTCTACTCAAGACTCAGACTCTTGGAATTGCACCGATCAACACGACAATCTCAGTTGAGTATCGTTACGGCGGCGGGCTCAACCACAATGTCGCTGCTGAGACTATTCGAACAGTTAGCAGACTTCGATACAAGTTTCCTGGCGGTGTTACTCCAGGCACAGCGCAGACAGTTCGAAGCTCTATCGACGTGAAGAACAGCTCTAGAGCTGAAGGCGGTGACGACGCACCTTCACTAGACGAATTGCGAGACAAGGTGCCCGCAGCGCGCAATGCACAGAGTCGCATTGTTACTCGGGAAGATCTGCTTGCTCGAGTCTATACGATGCCCTCGAACTTCGGTCGAGTATTCCGGGCCGGAATTCGTTCTAACCCGAACAACCCTTTGGCTACACAGCTCTACATTATCAGCCGAGACAAGGACAAGCTTCTTGTCACTTCGCCCGACAGCCTGAAGAAGAACTTGCGAATCTACTTGAATCAGTTTCGCCTCATCTCAGACGCCATCGACATTCTTGACACGCAAGTGATCAACATGGGTGTGAGCTTCCATGTGGCAGTAGATCCCTCTGCTAACAAGAGCACAGTCATTCAGGGTGTTATCTCAGATCTCAAGTCATACTTCGACATCAGAAATTTCCAAATCGATTCTCCGATCAATATGTCTGAAGTTCAGAACATCATCATCAATAGCACTGGTGTGGTTTCGGTCATCGACTTGGAAGTGACCAACAAGACTGGTACTATCGTGGATCGCGAATACTCCGACGCTAGCTTTAATGTGTCGGCAAATACAGTGAAGGGCTTGGTTATCGGTGACCCGGGCACTATTTTCGAAGTCAAGTACCCTGATGTCGACATCGTCGGCATTGCTTCCTAAGGAGACGGGATGTACAGGATTCTGACAGCGAGTAGAGATTGCTACATCACAGACAAGATCATTCGAAATACCTTCCGTGCAACTGATGGAAACGTCGGGCAGGCAGGTACTCTTGATCTTTTCAAGCTCTACGATGAGTCATCCATTTCTGGGTCATCGACTCCCATTGAAATCTCACGGCTTTTGCTTAAGTTTGATGTGGAGCCTGTTCGGGCACTCACAGCGAGCATTCTAGACCTCAACAACTTCCGCGCAACTCTCCATCTCTCAGATGTCTACGGTGGACAGACCGTTCCTACGAACTATACTGTCACTGCAATGCCACTTAGCCGCTCCTTTGACGAAGGTTTTGGTCGAGACTTAGTTGAGTTCCAGGATCTAGATGTTGCTAACTGGATTACAGCATCTGAGTCATCAGGTCTGGATGCTTGGGCAGTAACGGGTGCCAATGGGATCGGTGCCCTGAATGACGCTGGAATCGACGTCATGGAAGAGGGCAATCTTGGCGCTGGTGTAGTTTCACTCGAAGGAACGCAGGTCTTTGCAACAGG